CTTCTGATACGAACGGTGCAACACGTAATCTAAAATGCAGTTTGCATAAACATCATCAACGCTAATTACCTGCGTATCTGTCGCAAAGTTCGATATCGTGATCTCTGAAGGCGACGAGCTATAAACAATCTCTAGAGAATGTGTGCCGCTAGCACCTTTGGGATATATGTAAAAATTCTTCGGATCAACTGCGTCATAAATAAAATGCTCGATCTTATTAGTTGAAGCCACTGTCTCGTGCCAGTTGGGGAGCGTCTCATCTAGGATGCGTCTCTGTACTTGTGTAACGGCTCGACCGCCCACGTTTCTTACTACTTCAATCAATCGTAGCGCGGCGGAAGGTAAAGTCTGCTTGCTCCCAGTGGCGCAAGCGAATGTAGTATTTACCATCTTTGCATCTGGTCTATGAAGCACAACTTCTTTCTGCGCGTCATTAAAGAATTTCAAAAGCTCTTCGTTAGGAAATCGAACGTTGGTATTATCTTGTAGGATAATTCCAGCCCGATCTAAAATATCTACAACTTTAGTTGTCGCCATCGTTCGTCTCCCATTCGATTATTTGCAAATCGGGGTTATTTTTAAAAAGCGGATTGTAATCAAACACATTTCCTGTGATTACATTTTTCACTCGTTTAGGGACGAGGGCTTCTTCTTTCGGGGGCGGGTTAGCTTTATTGCGAGCCAACTGCTTAACCTGCTCCTCTAACTGTGCAAGCGTTAGCCTGCGATCAAGCTTTACATCGAAGTCTTCTTTTGCCTTAGCAAATATATCGTCTTTTTTTGTTGCGGATTTCATTTAAGCTCCTAAAAAGGGGAGGGGAGTTACCCTCCCCCATGGTTCAGACTAGACTTAAGTCCACTTACCTACGCAAAGCGCATCTGGAGTTACAATCTTAGATCCGTACACTTTCAAGCCACGAACTTGATCACCGAAGGTGCTTTCCATACGAACAGTTTCAGTGTTAGTAAACTGTGACGCGAAAGAAAGAGCCTTAGGATGACCTGCTAGGACATGCGTGTAACCACTGTCAGCGCCAGAAGCGGCAGTGAAAAGCATGTTGCTTTGAAACACGTTAAAGCGGTCAACCATTCCAACCATGCCATTACGAAGAGGCGAAGTAGCATCTCCAGTAATGTACGCTTGACGAAGCTCGGACTGTTTCAACAAGCTGATGAACTCAGGAGAAAGGACGATGAATCGACCTTCTTCAGGAATGTTCAACTCATCTAACGTCTTAGACAGAGCCAAGATGTTGCTCAAAATGTTAGCCGCTGTAATAGTGGTTTGAGAACCAATAGTCGTAGCGCCAGTAATAGCTGCTGCAAGAACATCAGTCTCAACAGCAATACGCATGCCTTCAGCCGCATCGGTAGACGCACCTTCAAGCATATTAATGTCAGCCTGAGCTGCCAAAACATCGTCCACTTTAAAGCTGTAGTACTTCGCTTTATCAATGAGCATTTCTACTTTAGCAGTAGTCAGCTCTTGAGTAGTGATTGAGCCAGCATAGTTATTGATGGTTACAGCCGGAACTGTACGAATAACAACTTTGTCGCCTTGACCGGAGATTTCACCTTCATAATCGGTGTTTGAAATCGCGGGTAAAATTGATTTTTTGTAAAACTTTGCCTGAAGGAGTTTTGAGAACACCTCTGGGATAAAGTTTACTTCCGATGTAGCACCCGTAGAAAATTGTGAAAAAGACATTGCATTACCTCACAAGAGATTAGCGGCGTATCGATCCCCTTTCCATCGCTTTGAGTATTTCAGACTGATGCTTTTCAAACGTTTCGTTTGGCATCTTCATGATCTCTTCGACAGTCCAGAATTTCTTATCGCCTTTTAAATTAGACTTTCGAGCTTTTGGCATCTTCGGTTCTGCAACCGATTTTGCTCGCTCTAAAGTCTGCTCTTGCAGCGTTGGAGCTGGCTGTCCCATGTCAGCTTTAAACCTTGAAAGTACAGTGTTCACATCATTAGACGACCCTTCTTGTATCCAGGTCTTCGTGTGAGAATCCGCTTCCTCCAACCAGTTCAACCAGTCTGCCGTATCAATAAGTTGATCGACATCAGGGTGTACCGCTCGGATTCGCTCAAAGTGCTCAGCTTGCGCCTGCTCTTGGATCTGTTGATGTTTACTCTGTTCTTGCTCAGCTAAAGCATCTTTGGCTGCGCCAACTTCATCTTGCGTTCTCTTCAACTCGTCTAACAGTGGTCCAGCTAGATCAGGGTAATCTTCCCTTATCTGTGCCAGCTTGCTGTCATCCCTTGAAGAGTCTACAAGTTGACCTTTCAACTCAGTGATACTTCTGATCAGGTCGGCATTTTGCCGCTTCAAGTCAGCCGTTTCTTGAGTCGCCTTGGTCATTCTCGCCTGTGCGCCTTTCATAGCTTTCTCTGCTTTTTCCAAAGCAGTCTTCAGATCAGAGTCATCGCTGCGTACCGACTCTTCTTCTGCGTCCTCATCTGCTAACATCTCAGCCCTGTCCGTGGGTTCGGGGGCTTCTACTTGCAACGCTTCCGGTTCTTCCAAGGTGTCCTCTAGAGGTTGATCCGCCTCTGGGGTCTCAGTCCTTCCTTTAGTCATTTGTTCGTACAATTCTTTAGCTTCAGCTTCTAGTCGCGCTGGGTCATTTCTCTTTGACATTGTTAATTTCCTTCGAGTCCCACACAGGGATGTTCGTTAGTCTATTGCGGGTGTCCTCTTAGGGGTCCGCGCTTTGTCTAGAACGGCTTTTGCCGCGTCTTCAAGGTCAAGCATGAAGCGAAGCTCTAATAGCCTGCCTTGCTCGAACCTAAAATTTGTCTCGTCTGCGCTTTCTAACAACGCTTGAGCGCTGTCAAATCTGGCTTTAATTAAGTCAGAAAGGAGGTGCCATTCCGGCATTGTTCGGAGGCGGAGGACCGCCTGCGCCTGCTCCTTGTTGCATTTGAGCTTGGAGTAATTGTTGTTGTTGTTGTTGTAATTGTTGCTGTTCAAGAGCTACTTGCTCCTCAGTCTTTATAATATCGTCGGGTTCTATGTCCATGCTTTGAGCAATGTCTCGAAGCAACTGCGTGCGCTTAATAACGCCGCTTTGGTCTTCGCCAACAATGGACAGGAATTGAAGTAACCTCTGGCTTTGAATCTCTTTTTGAACGAGAGACGTGCTGCCTCTTGCAACAATTCGCAGATCACCCTTTGACTTCTCGTTAGTTCCGAACTCCATATTGAAGTGGAATAAGCTCTCAATCATTGGCTCAATCAAGAAGTCGTCAATGTTTTTAATCGTGCTCTTAAGTGCTATGTTTGCCGCACCCATTAGCATGGACATGCCGGTCGCTGTCTTGTTTAGACCCTGCGTCTGCTCACCATGAGTGTAGGAGGGCAGTGATGTAGTCTCGTCAGCGAATCGACGGAATATCTCTACAATCTGATTTAAACCGTTAGCGTTAGCTATCGGCTGATACCATCGGACAGCAGGCATAGATCCGTCTCCACCTTCTCGGAGAAATACTCTCCAAGGGTGGATGTCGGTCGGGTCTTCTCCTGCTGCTAGCAAGTCGGTGTTTACCTCAACCATAGGACCGGAAGACAACGCCATGTTGTCTAACCAGATTCTTGTTGCGGTATTCATAGTTCCCTGACTATCGCGCATCATGCGAGGTACGCCCGTACCCCAGAACTGATGTGGCGCTCTTTCATACGGGAAGATATGGTATGGAATCTTGTAACCGGTGATTGGGTTTAACATGACTTTTAGTACTTTCCCGTCACATATCCATACGCAAGCAGAGTAGTCATCACTAAGGTCGGAACCTTCCTCAAGCTCAATACCGTGATCTTCAAGCTCGTAACCATCGACAGTTCCCCAATACTCCATAACAACGAAGCGATTGGAATCCGAGTTCTCGTTAATACCAGCAATTCTTCTGCGGGTAGTTTCGTGGTTCTCTTCAGTGTGATTACCGCTGCGATGAATCTTAAGGAGGTACTTAACCATCTCTCCGTCAAACTGCGGAAGATCGACTAGGTCTCGCATCTGCCTACGGGTCAGGACATGACGACGGAACAATCCGTCACAGTCTTCTAGCGTAGTGCAGTATGGATCTGGGTATAGGTCGAATATACTTACGCTCTCAACCTCAGGAGCGACCGTCTCAACAATGCTCAATGAATAAGCTTGCTCACCAGTTTCGGGATCGAGCATCTTCGAGTAAGACTGTTTTCTATCTATGCGAACAGTGCCTGACTTAACGGCACCTGAACCGAAGATACACGCTTCAAGCATGCTTTCTTTTAACTTCATCTCCGCATTGGTCTCGACCAACTGATCTTCAATATCAATGGTCATGGATTCTGCGGCTTTCTTAGATATTTCTTTTTCTAACTCAAGGAACTCTTCTTCTAGCTCCTCCATTCGTGCCGCTATCAAATCCTGATTCATCATAGG